TGCAAATGCTGAAATAAGAATTTTACAAGAAAAAATAGATACTGATTTAAAGAATTTATCTACTATCCGTGATTCTAAATTAAGCATATTCGCTGAAATTGAGAAGATTAGAAGTAGTAAAATGGAAATAGAAATGATACTAGACAGTATCAGATATGCTAAGATAAATAAAGCGAAATTTGAGGAAGTTTCTGTAGAATTAGATGAGATTACAAATAAAATCGAATCTATGGAAAAGAATACTGTTCTTATCAAAGATCTAACTGATAAGCTTAATAGAAGGGCATCAGAATTATCTGCATTACAAAATACAGATCTTCCAGCTATTAGTAAAGCTATTGAAGAAAATAAATATCGTATGGTATTATTTGAACAATACACAAGAGATTCTCAAGAGTATGCTGCTAAGTATAATGAGGTTCAAATGATTAAGAAGTATACTTCTATCCATGGTATTCAAACAGTATACATGTCTGTGTTTATGAATAGTATACTAAATACTACAAATACACTTCTTAGATTATTATTTGGTGGTAGGTTTGCTTTACAACCATTCATTATTAATGAAAATGAATTCAATATTCCTTGTGCTGATAGTGAAGGCAGAGTAAGAGAAGATATATCTCTAATGAGTGATAGCCAGTTATCTATGATTTCTATGTTGATCTCATTTGTATTATTACGAAACTCATCTAATAGATATAATATTATCAAGCTAGATGAAGTAGACGATAATCTAGACAGTATGAATCGCATCCAATTCTCTATTCTTATTGAACAGATAATGAATGATCTTGGATTCGATCAATGTTTAATTATTTCTCATAATAATGAATTGGATTTATCTAATACTGATATTGTAATTCTTAAAATGGAATCTCAAGAGATGATAGATTCTTTATACAATTCTGGTGGGAATATAGTATTTTCTTACAACGAATATAAGAGATAGAGGAAATCCTCTATCTCTCTTTCTTTTATGGGGGTAGAAAAATGAACGAAATAGAATCTAAATTTATTAGAATGCAAACTAATATATCTCATATTACAGATGGTTTGATAAATTTAGAGCATAAAGTTAGCATTCATGATAATATGATAGAAAAGAATAGAAATGATTTGGCCAAATTTATGTCTTTAACTATGAGTGCAGGAAAAATGACAACGGCATCTATAGATAAGATAAATGATGAAATAATACAACTTAATAAAGAATATGCTACCATAAAAGCTATTGGAATCTTTGTAGCAGTAATATTAATTGCTATTCTAATCATGCTTGGATTGGCACTATTCTTAAAATTTTAAAGGAGGTATAATGAATGACTTTATTTAAACAAGGAGATGAGCTTCTAACAAATGATGACTTGCTAGATTTTAGCAAGACAACTCCAATAAATTCTTTTTATAAAGATATAGATCCTGGACAGGGAGGAGTAGAGATTAAATATTTAGACGTTATTTATGCTGTAGATCTAAAGACTATTCAAGCTCTTTCTGATAATTATAGTAATGATTTAGAAGCTATTGATAGCGACGTACATCCAGATTTTGTTCAGTTCATGAATAAAGCTGATATGGATATAGAAAGATTCTTTGATACTGCTTTTAGGATACTAAATAATTTCGTAGAACACATATGGGTTCGTATCATTCCAAGAATATATTTTATATCATATTCTAAAGAATATTTGGATAGCAAAGATCCTGTTGGTATTTTGATGAATCCAGTACCATCAATAAAAATAATAAGAACTGATCCTGTTTCTAATCATGATTTGGATAATATCTATAAAATCTCTACTTATAAAGTAAAAAATTCTGAATATATTAATTATCTAAAAACTTTAGAAGTATCTACAGATCCTAATAATATGAAAATTTATACTATTAAAATTGGAGAAGTTACAAGAGATATTAAGCTAAATTGTGATGAGGATAGACTTGTCATTATGATAGATAAATGCAAATGTTTATTTAATGGATACAATGATAAGAATGACGAGATGGTCGATATGTTTGATAGAGTGAAATCTAATATCAAAGGTAATCTATTACTTTCCTATTTTAAAACATTATTAACTTCTAAACAAGTTTATATTTTTAGCAGATATGAAATATTCTCTAGCCAAGATTCTTATAATAGAGAGGTTGTCTCTCTTTATAGTGCCGCTAATGTATCTGATATAAAAGATTTGTATTTATTAGGTCATGGAAGTGAATATAAATACTATAAAAATGATGAATATGTAGAAGTAAATGATATTAGAGATATAGTTAGTAATTCTAATACTATTGAAGACAGATTGCCAATAGTCATAAGTAAAAATGGTACAAATATTCAATTACTTTCTATTATCATTCTTTTACTAGCGATATCTCTTATAATATATACTATTCTTTTATATGTTTGATAGGGAGAATATATAATGAATACAGGAAATTGGCTTAATAATAACAATAGTACAGATCTTCTCATTAATAAAGATTTAGAAGGTTATAGTCCTTATAAATTCAAACCACCAGCTGACACTGATCGAAATTGGAGTATGGAACCAAATATTGTTAAACCTTATTCTACAATAAAACATACAGGTGGTTTGATATTATCAGGAGTCATAATATTTGTATTATTTGAAATTCTTTTAGTAATATCTTATCTTATTGATCTTGTAAAGAAATAATTATAGAGGAATACCATTACGGTATTCCTCTTATTTTTTTATTTAGGTTTAGTGTAGGAAGAAGGATTGATCTTCTTGAAATCATGGATGTCTGTAGCATCATAATTGCCAGGACTTCTGCTAGTAATAACTTTAGCTGATCTAATACTATGATTATCAAATATAAAGAACACTATAGCAAATTTATCCCCATAGTGTAAAATCTTATAAGCAGTAGCTGTAGTAAGATTAACTTCATTTGCTTTATGTTTCAAATGCATTGCAGATTGATCTTCTTTTTTTGCATTAGATCCATAAAAGTCATTAAATATATCATTTGATTTATATCCCTTGCTTTTACTAAACATAGCAACGTTTGGAATAGCTTTTATCATTTGACGTAATTTAGATTCTACAGAAGAACTGATCTTGTAATATTTATTAAAATATTCTTGATCATACTTATCTCTCAATCCTCCAGGAATTAGATTAGGATCCATGGTTCCTATCCACTTCTTTGTTCCAAGAGTATGATCACCCATAAACAAATTTCCTAATGCATTATGAGCAATAGTCTCTAATCCTTCATTTAATTTAAATAATGACATTGTATCAATCCTGTTCTATTCAGATTTGTATTTAGCTTTAAGGCGCTCCATTTCATCTTTATGATCATTTATGGATTCCTTGTACGACTTTGCAAATTTTCTACCCTCTTCTATATCGTATTTTGCAGTCTTTATTTTTGATAATCTACTCAACTTATCAAATTTTTTTCTAGAATCTGATCGTTTATCAAATTTATCAGTAACGTATCTTGTAAATTTGATTAGTTTATCATTTATAAACTTGACAATTCGTGTTAGAATGGATAAAATTTTTTTGATAATGGTCTTAGATTTGTTAGAATTTGTAAGCTTATATTTGATTTCGAATTGACGAATCTTAGCTTTAAATCCAACAAGTTTTCTCTCAAGCCATGATCTTGGCTTAGATTCAATAGCGACCTTTAATGCTTCTTCAGATTTTTTTATTTGAAGTTCCGTATCACTTAATTTCTTTTCTAAATCATCAATTCTTAATTTATGATAATTTATTAAACTATCTCCAGATGCTTCATCAAGAAGAAGATCAATAGACTCAAGTAAAGAATTAGAAGATTCGGTTAGTTTATAAAGAGACATTTATTCGTTACACCTTATTTTTTTAATATGCCACTCATAATTAGTTTTGATTCTTTATCCATTTTGGCTTTTAATTTATCCATTATTTTTTGGCGCTCTTCTTTTGAGATATTTGTATCAAAGAGCTTGGAAGTTTCAGAATCGCTTTTCTTATTATCAGCTAAACGTTTTTTATTGATCTCTAATGATTTCTTAGTACTATCTATATCTAGCCTATGCATTCTATTTTCTTCTTTTTTGTCTAATATTTTATTATGATGATCTTTTAGTTTTTCTTGTCTATTAAAAAATTTATTACCAACATATTTAGTCAATTTTAATAATTTATCATTAATAAATTTAACTATCCTTGTTAGAATTGACAGGATCTTACCTATAATGCCTTTGGTTTTCCCATCTTTAGCATATACATATTTAGCTTCAAATCTTTTAATAGCCTTATGAAAAGATATTAATTTTCTTTCAAGCCAAGATCTAGGTTTGCTTTCAATTAATTTTTTAAGTTCTTTTTCATTATCTTCTAGAGACTTAGTATATGCGACTAATTTTTGCTCATCATATTCTACCTGACTCTCTAATTCAGCAGTTGTCTCTTCAGATAAGAAAAATTCAACCAACGTTTCGGTATCCAAATTATTAGATTCCTGTAGTCTATATAAACCCATTTATCTAACCACCTTTTAAATTATTTAGTATAATCAGAAGCTTTGATTTTGTGGAAGTCATGAATTCTAGCTACGTTATAAGAAGTGCTTCTTACATCTTTAGCTGTAACAACTTTGGCTTCTTTAATGCGATTACTATCAAAGATAAAGAATACAATAGCAAATTTATCACCGAAATGAAGAATATGGTATGCGGTAGCTGTACCTAGGCTAACTTCATTTGCTTTTCTTTTGGTATTCATAGCAGTTCTATCTTCTACACTAGTTTCATCGCCACTGAAATCTCTAGAACCATGTAAAGCACCAGTAAGACCTTTTTTCTTGTAAGAGTTTTTACTGCTGAAAATTGCTACGTCGTCAATATTTTTAATCATTTTTTTAAGTTGAGATTCAACTTTAGAATCGATTTTGTAATATTGACGGAAATAAGCTTGGTCTAATTTATCACGAACGCCAAATACGGATAATGCGCCTTGTAAAAGGAAAACTAATGGGTTTATAGCATTTAAAATGAAATTCCAACGTTTATAATCTAAAGAATGCATACCGCCACCGAAGGTATTTGATAAAAGGTTATGACCTACAGTTTCGATACTTTCTTGTAATTTTTCTTCGCTTAATTTGAATAATGCCATTATAATTTCATCCTTTCTGATTTATATTTAATTATTAGAGAATTTTTGTCTTCCCCATCTTGTTAGTTGGAGAAGTTTATCATTAATATATTTAACTATTCTTGTTAAGATAGATAAGATTTTCTTGATAAGGGTTTTAGACTTATTATCATCTGTTAGTTTATACTTAACTTCAAATCTTTCTATAGCAGCTTTAAAAGATTCTAATTTCTTTTCAAGCCAAGATTTCGAATGATTGTCAATCTCTTCTCTTATCTTTTTAGAATTATCTTCTAATTTCTTAATAGTATTATTTAATTTTTCTCCAGCTTTTTTTGCACTTACATATAGTTCATCTATATCTTTATGCTTACCAAGAGCTTGATTCTTTTTGGCTCTTTTGTATAAATCATCAAAAGTCTTTGGAGGTTGGTCATCATTATTCTCAAATAATATATAAGATTCGCAAACTATATCCAAGTCGTTCCAAACAGAAGACTCATTTATTCTATATAAAGCCAATTTTTATACCAACTTTCAACTATTTTTAAAATAGATAGTGGTTGATTTATCAACCACTATCTCTATATATGATATTATTATTTACGTCTATTTTTACTAGCTTCGTATTTTTTCATACCAATTTCATTGGTTCTCATTCTTTGATCATGATCATAAGTTAATCTGTCTAGATCTCTATTAGCGATATTTTCTCTGCCTTTTCTTCTAGCTAATAATTTCTTATTGGCACGATCGATAGCAGATTCTTTTCCATCAGCAGCTTCTTGATCTTTGGAGTCTTTAAGCATCTTAGCATTTCTGAATTTTTCTCTATAATCTTCAGCTTTCTTAGCCCCACCAAATTTATTTTGAATGAATCTAGCACCTTTTAATACTTTATCAGTAATCCAAGAAATTATACGAGTTAAAGTAGAAATGATTTTTTGTAAGATAGTTTTGGATTTACCATCTTTAGCAGTACCATATTTATTTCTAAAGCGACGCAAAGCTGCTTTGAATTGAACTAATTTTCTTTCAACCCAAGATCTAGGTTTGCTTTCAATTACTTTTTTCAATTGAGCTTCATTTTGTTGAAGTTTTGCATTGTAGTCTTCATCAGCTTTATTGATAGAATTATTTCTATCGCTTAAGTCTTGAATTAAACCACGGCGTCTTTTAGAATCAATGCTTTTGAAACCTTGTTCATAATCAGCTTCTGCTTTAGCTGGTTCTTGTTTCAAATCATTAACTTTGAATCTAGCAGCTCTTTTAGCATCTCTAACAGCTTTGCTGCTTTGTTTCAATGCAGCTTCTGTAAGAACACATTCTACGTCTTGTTCTAAAGATTCCAAGAATGCAGTGACTTCATCATATTCGTAATTTTCATTCATAATAAATAATGCCATTTATTTATTCTCCTTTATCCATTCTTAATCAATCTACCAATACTATTAATCTTTTCAGCAAATTTCTCTTCAGCTCTTCTAGCGTTATCTTCGAGAGATTGCATAATAGAGTCATTATCTTTTACAACACTCATAAATAATTCTCTAATATCATTCTTAGGTTGAATTATAGATAGCCATTTGTTGAATGTCATAATATAATATCTATAATGAGAAGATTTTAGATTTATTTCTTTACTAAGCAATACATCTAATTTTTTATTCTCTTTTTCAATATTGGCCAAATCTTTTCTAATAAGGGCTTTAGTCCGTTCAGAAACTCCAGGACGATTCAATTCAGTTTCTAAAACGTCGATTTGGGTTTGTAAACGAGAAGCCATAGATGGATGAGGGTCAGCACCCATGATATTTGAAAATACCGAATTTATCATAGATTTTACAGCAAACAATTGTCCAACAATAGGAATATTATCCACTGTACCATAGATACCGACACCATGAATTTCGGATTCAAATATTCTCATACCAGTAGTAAATTCTACACCATATCCATTCATAGCTACGAACTTATCAGCAAATGATTCATCCATAAATCCAGGGAAAGACATTACTTTTGACATAACAATTTGTTTTTTATTATTACGCATAGTGGCAACAGAATATCTAAGATTACTTTTGATTATAGAGAAAACTTGGTTTCTAAATATATTTAAAAACATATATTTCAATTTATCAATTTCATCTTTAATAAAGTTAAAATCATCTACAACTTTAGAAACAGAATACCCGAAATCGAATATTTGTTTTAGATCATTTGTATCTTCATCTCTTCTTAAAGTATTGAATTTGTTTTTTGTAGTATCATTTAAGAACAACATAGAAGTCATTAAAAGCTTTTGAGATAGAGGAAGATCGGTATGTAACAAAGTTCTATCTAGTTTTGTAAATAGAGATAAAAGCCCGATTGTACCAGTCAATAAAGTTTGACCTGCTTTAAATTTAGCGATAAAGTCTATAGCTGTTTGTGTAAAGTTATGACCAATTTCATGAATTATTACTGCCATAACCTGACCAGATGATAATTTACCATTAAATAGCAATCCATCAGTAATAAATGAGATAGCATCAATATTTGCACTTTCTCTATATCTTAAACCATTTTTATCTAAGACATCATCGAAACTACCAAAGTGTGTAATATCTAATGATACTGGAAGTGTAAATGCATTTGGTAAGCTATTTCTTACTATATTAACAGTAAAAGTTCTAAATCCAAATTGTTTTTCCAAGCAGTGTTCAAATTGTACCCATTTTGGATCATTTTGAATATTACCACCAATAGATTTAAATCTAGAAGCAGTTGTTCTTACGACACCAGTTAATCCACTAGAGTCTTTTGTAAGATACGGAGTTCTTAGTTGATCTAAAAGAGCCTCCGCTTTTTTGAGTTCTTTTGATTTTGGAACATATGCTTCGCTAAGCATACCTCCTCGATCAAAATCTCTTATAGAATATAATCCCATTTAGTATTTTCATCCTTTGCAAAGTTAATAAATTATACTAAAAAATATGACTTACATAAGTGTTCTACTTAGAGCTTTTCCTTTTGGTTATAGACCCTATAGATCCTAGACATTGTGGTAATATCAGGAGGTGATATTGTAAAATGCGAGGATATAATGAACTCGAATTACCTAATGCTAAAAAGACGATTACTCTAGAACATCTTCCGTCTTTTGATATAGCTGATTATGATTTTACTAATGAAAAAGATCTAATGAAGTACTTCAAAAATATTGAACGTATTTGTAGATCTTCTAGATCTTATAAGAAATATATTGAATATCTAAGAAACTGTATCGACATGACTAGTTGTTCTTTTTATAAGAACGTAAACAATATCGATACTTATTCTATTAAGATTCATATACACCATTCTCCGTTAACACTGTTTGACCTAGTAACTACTATTTACTCTAAGAGAGTTGCTTGTCAAGAAAATATTTCGGAGAATGCTGTAGCTAAAGAAGTCATGTTTAATCATTATAGATTAAACGTTGGATTAATACCATTATCAGAAACTGTTCATGAATTAGTTCATAATGGGTACTTGTTCATACCGACAAATTATGTTTATGGTGATTATAAAACCTTTGTTCAGATTTATGGAAAATATATGGATCCACAATTGAAAGCTACTTTGGAATATTCTGAAGCTATTTCTAGAACTTACGATTATAATAAAGAGACACAAGTACTAGACGTTCACATGGTTCATATAGACCCAACAGGTTCTTATGATTTCCCAAGTACTGAAGACGTTATTGATAAACTTCAAACTAGAATTGATGAGATTGATAATGGTGCTACAGAAAATCAATATATGAAAAAAGATTAGGAGGATTATACGATGAGCTTATTATCTACAAGAGAAGCAACAGCAAGTACTATGGTTGAAAAGTTTAATGAAGAATTAGACTTTATGATCAAAAATGATTTATTAGAACAAGGACTTGCAAGTTTGGTTCTCTTTGGTGAAGAATATACTTTAGAAGAAGAATTTGAAGTTACTAAAGAACTTAAAGCAATTGATGAAGATAAAGTATCTTGGATTACTGAAGAAACTTTATCTGAAGCAGTAAATGCAGAAATTCCAAACTTTAAAGATGTCTCTAGTGTAGAAGCAGCTACTGCTAAAATTAAAGCACTTACTAACCAATTGAATCAAAAGCTTAGAGAACAACAAAATGCTATTGCTTCTAAAAAGGGTTGGTATGCTACTATTATTCTTAATTTAAAAAGAGCTATTACTTGGTTAAAAGATAAAATTAAAAGTGGGTTCTTTAAAGCTAAGAATGCAGTTACTGGTGCTTTTAGTAGAGATAAAAAATTAGTTAATGCTAAGAATGATTGGAAACGTGCTAATAATCAATACAATAGTGTTATTCAACGATTATAGTTCTTTAAGATATAAATACCCCTTAAGGACTATTTATTAATGATTATTCTAATATATTATAGTGGTCATTAAAGGAGAACTATATATGCTTCTAAAAGAATCAGATCTTCGTGGATCTACTGAATTCGACTTTATTGAATCTCTTGATTCTTTAAACGAATCCGAAATGGCTTATACAGCACAAATGGTTCCTGTTAGACATATTGACCGTTTAAATCGTAATCTAATCCAATTAGAAGAATTCGTGAAATACGGTTCTTCCAATGGTATTACGAATGGTCACAAAGCTATCGGAGCAGTGTGTGAAGCTAGCATGATTGACAATGACTCCACAATTGGATTTGTTGTTAATGAAGCTTCTCTTTATGAAGATGATGAATTAGTAGAGATTTCTCAATCTCTTAAAGAATCTGGATATGATTTATTTATCTCTCCAGTATCTGAAAAATCTATTTATTATCAACAATTAATGGAAGCTTTTGAAAATGACTTCGAAGCAGAAAGCTTCGAAGAATCTTATCATCTTCAAGCATATTGCGAAGGTACTGTTAAAGAAAATTTAAACAGTGTAAAACATGCAGTATGTGGAGTTGGTAATAGAGCTGGTAAGAATATGCTTCGAATTAAGAATCATGTTAAAAATGCAGTAGGTACTGTACAGTCTGCTGTATCTAATACTGGCGATACTGTAAAAACTTTAGCTAATAAATATTCTGCAGCAAAACTTGCTGTTAAGAATTTTGCAGACAAAGCAGCAAAGGCTCCAGAGTCCTTCAAACAATCTGCTAACAATGCTTTGCAAAAGGCTAAAGATACCGCTATGAATTTAAAAAATAAATTAATGGCAGCAAAACAAGGATCCTAATTTTATAATATGGAAGGAGAACATGGCCATGTTTAATTCTGCTATTCAGACTTTATCTGAAATGGCTATTGCTGACAATGGTACCAAAATTCCTCAAACTACAAAAGTATCTGTAGTTGAAGAAGTTAAATCCTTTTTAGATGGACTAGATACTATTCCTGTAAGTGAATGCAAATTCTCTGCAGAAATGGTTCCAGTTCGTGAATCTAAAAGATTTGGTAAATACTTAATTGAAATGGAAGACCTTTCTCGTTTTATGCTTACCAATAATATTTCTTCTGTAACAGAAGCTATTGGTTCTATCTTAGAATGTAATGGTCTTAAAGGCCAATATCATAATACTGCTTTAATCATTGATGAAGCTTCCATTCTTGATGAAATGAGTACTCTTGGTATTGGTACTGATGAAAACTTGTCCAAGTGGCATGATTCTGGTTTGGGTAAAGGCTTATGGGGCGATCAAGCCAATGTAATGACTTATCGCAAATTTGCTAATACTAAACAAATGATGGATACTTTCACTGGTAAATATGGTATTCAACTTATTAAGAAAAACTACAATGTTGGTTTAGCTGAAGCTGCAGAACAAGAAGACGTTCAACTTAAAGTAGAACCTACAGATCAAGTTATCCATGAAAAACCAGTTGAAGCTAAGAAAGCTGCTAAAGCATCTAACAAATTTATTGCTGATGATATCGAATCTGAAGACATTGGTGATGACTTAGATGATATGATGGGCTTAGGTGATGTTGAAAGTGAAGATGATGATAAAGACTTAGAAGAAATTGAAGAAATTCAAGAATCTTTAGATCCTCATCAACAACACCTTCAATATCTAAGAGACGTTGCAGCTGGTAAATATGATAAAGATTTAATGTAATCCTATCGATGGAGGTATAATAAAATGGCATTATTCCGTTTTAATGAAGAAGCTTGCGAAGATCAAGCATGCGGTACTATTGGTCTAGATAATGATTCTAAAAAAGGTTTATATTTAGCTGATGAATATGATGATGACGAAGAAAAATTATTCGTTGGCGCTGGTGAAGAAAAAGAAACTAGCAAAATCAATATCCCTGCAGCATTAGCTGCTAAAACTGCTGGTGGTGTAGCTTTCGACCAAACAGAAGTTAATGGTGTAAATGGCGTTCATGAAGCATATACTCGTAAAGAAGCTATCCAAGCAACTAAATCCTTAGTAAAAAACAGAGTCAAAAGATTGGGTTTTAAACAAATGAGAGATGAGGGTAAACACAATATACACAGAGCTGTTCGTGATCATGTTAATAGTTATTCTGATGATAAATTTGATCGTGCGAATAAAATTTCAGATAGCAGAGCTGCTCGCAACCGTGCTAAATTCTTCTCTAAAAACTAATAATAAATAATTATCAATGCCTAGAGAATTACTCTCTAGGCTTGACCTTTTAATTGGAGGATAACTTATGATTTTTAATAATATGGATAAAGGTATTTTAGACGAAGCATCTGCTATTGTTGGTTCTTCTAAAACTCTTTTTCATGAAAACACAGAGTATTTTCCAGAATTAGTTGTTATTAGAGAAAGCAAAGAGTATAATACTAATATCATTAGAATTGAAGATCTGGTAGAATATGCAACTTCTAATGGTATTACTAATGGCACTCAAGCTATCATTAATGTTTGTGAAGCTAGTGATGTTCATACTTCTACAGTTTCTTTATCTTTAGACGAAGTTAATGCTTATGCAGATCAAGAAATGTTGGATACTGCCAAACAATTTGCAGAAGCGGGATTTCAAGTTTTCTTAAATCCTATTTCTAAGAATGATCCTGTATATCAAATAGCTGAAGCAACTTTTGATAAACTATATGATTTGATGCAACGTGGAGAAGAAGTAGATTCTAATGATCTACTAAATGCTTATTTGAATGATGATTTCAAATCTTTAAAAGAAGCTGTGGATATCAATCCTCAAAATAAGATTCTTCAAAAACTTAAGAGAGTACCACAAGATGTATCTGAAAATATTAATGATAAAGAATATCTTGCAAAGAAAATGTCTTCTATGAGAAATATGTATTATTCTCTAAGAAACAAAGCTCAAGGTACAACTCCTACAAATATGAACGTTGTTACAGTGAAAGCTCTTATGAATAAAACCCAACAAGCTATTGGTTTTATTAAAGCAAAATTAAAGTAATAAATAACTAATTTTGAAATTTATAATAATTACATTATAATAAATCTTTGGAGATATAGATTTTTCATCGGATTTGATATCTCTAAAAGCAATGAAAATAATTTATAAATTATTACTTAAAATCATTATGATCATAATGGAGGTATTTACCTATGTTAATCACTGAATCTCAGTTGAACCGTTCCACAACTGGCTTCGAAAACATTCTTGACGAAGCAGTATACTTGAACGAAACTGAATCTGCTCTCAGCCCTGTTGCTGTTCCTGTAGTTGAAAACTCCCGTATTGGTGCTGCAGTTGTTAACTTTGCTGACGTTGAACGTTTGGCAGAAGAAAACTGCATGGACTACTTCGAAGCTGTTGATGCTATCGCTGAAGCTAACGAAATTGATGTTGATTCCATCGCTGTTGCTGTTGATGAAGCTCGTATCATCATGGACCCAGAAATCGTTAACGAATGCCATAATGTAGTTGTTCGCCCTATTAGCGAAAACTCCGACGCATTTATTTTCGTTGATATGATGCTTGAAGCATTCGAAAACACTGGCGACGTTACTTTCATGAACATGATTATTGACGAAACTGAAGGTGGCAATTCTGCAGAACAAGGCCAAAAAGTAGTAGATGCTAATGGCACAGATAATAAACCTGCTGGTGATGGCGATAAAGAAGTTGGCACTATCCGTAAATGGTTAGACAAAATTAAAGAAAACTGCTATAACCGTCCAAAAGAATGGATTGCTAACAAAATTGCAGCTCTTAACCTTAAAGCTGAAGCTTACAAAAAGAAAACAGCTGACATGGGTGGCAAAGCTCCTTGGTACCGCAAAATCGTTGATATGATTATGAAAGCTATCGCATGGTTGACTGCTAAAATGTCTAGCCCAGAACGCCGTACTGAAGTAGCTAAAAAATTAGCTGATGAAAAAGCTAAAAAAGACGCTGAAGCAAAATAATCTATAAGAATTATAAAAGATATAATTATTTTTAGATAATACAATTGACCTAGGGGCTTAATGCTCCTAGGTCTTTTTTGTGTTTCAAATACCTATGACACTTTAGTAATTTAATCAAGATAAAAAGTAATGAGGTATTTATATGGGATATTTTAAATCTTATTCTTTGAATCTAACTGAAGATTCAAAACCATCATCTACTCTAGATGCATATATAAAAATAATTACAAGTTTCGCCTTATCTACATTAATAGGGCAAGCTATAAAAATCTTTGTAGAAGATAAAGTAACAGAAGATTTTGTTATTAAGTTAGAAGCTTATAAATCTAATAAGAAATTCTATAATTATCTATCTACAGAAGTATCTAAGGTTTATAAAAAGAATCCAGCTTATAAGAGAATGACTTATGAAGATTATCTTCAAACACCTTTATCTAAAAAGATGAAAGCATTCTATAATAAGAAAGATCTTAAAACTGTAGCTAAGAAAGTAAAAGATGCTTTAGCTGCTGGTACTATAAATGCATTAGTTGGAGCTATGTTTAAATTCCCTGGTGGGAAATCTATGATCATTCCAATCTTCTATGTATTAAATAAGAACCATATTGGGCTTGGAAGAAGTTTCATGTATATGGCTCTAGAAATAGAAGGTGCTTTAGTATTGTTAGGTCTTAATTTTGGTAAGACTGGTAATCTATTTATAAATGAAGTAGAGTTGTATAGCTTCGATGAGAATAATGATATTGTTCGCGTACCAATTCCAAGACCTCCAGTAAGATTGTATCAACTTACAAAAGAAGATATGAAAAAGATTACTAAGAAAATGGAAGAGTATAAGAACAAAAATACTAATCAAAATCCAGACCAATTGCTTGTGGATTATATTAAAGAATTGAGAGATGAATTATGTTAAAAGATGACTTTTTTAATGCAATCTCTGAATCATGTGAATATGATGCTATCTTAGATATGGTTCAAGAGAATAGAGATATGCTTCTTTGGATGTATGAAAATGGATACATCTCTCAAGAATATTTTGAAGAAGCAGAAAACTCTGGAAATGATCAATGGAGATTAGATAATATAACCGCTATCAAAGCTAATCTTAAAAAGTTTAAAGATTATGCAAATAATCAGGGTAAACAAAATAACGAATGGCTTATTCAAAATAGAGATTATATAATCGATCAACAAAAATATCCAGTTAAAAGTGGAGCAAATATACAAAACGCTCCTACATACACAACAGCTTTTGCTAGAATTAAGAAACCATTAAGTTCTAATATAAATGGTGTAGATTTAAAAAGAGTTACTATCTTAGATGCAAAAGCAAATAACTTACAAGGCGATGCTAAAAAGCAAGCTGATTATAAAAATAATTTATGGTTTAAAAAGATGCTTGTAACAGATTATAATGGACAAGGACCTTTTGATAAATTTGCTAGAGATTATTACTACGGAATTGATAAAAAGATAAACTTACAATCACAAGATATTCAGCAATTACTTCCTAAGGCATACAACTTCTGTACTACTTATAATGCATTGATTAAATCTTTAGAAACAGATGTAAATGGGATTATAAATTATATCAATAAGAATCCTATTACTGGTAACCAAGAACCTACATTGAGTCAAGCTCAATTAGCTGCTAATAAGAATGCTTCTGATGTGAATAAATCGAATACTCAAGGCATGGCTACCAAACCAGTAAATGCTGATACAGATTATTCCTTATTTGTATCAACTTATTTTAAAGATTTATTATCTGAAGATGATCAAACCAAAACTTCCACAGCAACTCCTAAAATGTCTTTCTCCAGTAATTCATCTAATGGTGATAATAATCAAGATGGATCTAATCAACCACAAAATCAAAATAAACCTAAACAAGATCCTGAAGATAGCGAAACGGTAATTTATAATAAAAAGAAATTGGTTTGCGATATTCTAAAACAAGCATTAAACGCTAAGATGACGGCAGCTGGTATGTTGTATAGAGATTTATTTTCTTATATGCAATCTCATGTAAACAGCTATTCTAAGAAAGCAAATCAAAATAATCAAAAACAACAACAAGAAAAGCTTAATACAAATCCTAATAAACAATCTACTGATCAAAACAATACTCAAAATGGAGGTGAATAGGAATGCCTCTATATGAACTTGATGAAGCAAGAACTATTAAGACTATTGAAGGCTTAGTTAGAAAGTTTAAACGAATCACATCTGGTAAAACTCATCATAACCCAGATATGAGAAAGTATCAAAAGACTTTCTTAGGGGATAGATTTGTAGCACAACCTAAGAAGGCTGGAGACTGGAAAAATAAACAAGATACTGATGGAAATCCTAACACCTATAAATAATAAATACCCATACTCTTTATGAGTATGGGTACAATTTTGTGTTTAATTATATACTATAATAGTGAGTAGCAATAGCTGTATTAAATAGGAGGTTAGAATGATTCCAATTATATTATTACCAGTAGAGTCTTTAATATCTGCAGTTCCTGTTATAGCAGGAACTGGTCTTAATTTATTATATAAATACAATAGACCATATGTGGATAATCTAGGTTCAAGTTTCTATGACTTTTCAGATAGTATAGAAGAAGATTCTAAATCTGAGAAATACTGTAGCATGAAAGAATATCAAGCAGTATTTAATGCTCAGAAAAATAAGAGAGGTTAACCCCTCTTTTATTTTTTTTGAAATCATCACTCAATATTACTTGACCTTAGTATAATAGAAAATAAGTAAAAAGAGAGCTGGTGACGATATAAATGCTTATTGATATGCTATTATTATTTGCAGTACATTGCTTGGCAGATTATCCTCTCCAAGGGGAATATCTAGAAAGAAACAAAAGAAAGTCTTTATATCTTTTAACCTGTCATTGTGTTTTATATTCCTCTATAGTATGGGTAGGATATTGTTTGATTACTGGAAGCAATTTTCATGATTATTTCAGTAAAGTTATTTTTTTAATCATTTTCATCTCCCATCTATTAATAGATTTTGGTAAGTGTTATGCTATGAACTCTTTAATTTTAGAACGAATTAATGGGTTAATAGATAATGAAAAGTTTAGAAGATTAGAAGCTACATTGAATAAATTTGATCAATTATTCCATATCATAATTCTTTTCATCATTTACTTTTGCAAGTACTGACCACTTAATAATTGAATTATAATGATAGGAGGAAATGATGAAAAGATATCCTTGTCCTTATTGTAGCGAAACTTATCATCGAGATGATTTAGTTAAGCATATAGAACGTAAACATGATGAAGAAATTCCAGAGGGTTATACAGCATATAGATTAGTATACGATATCGTGAATAATAAAAAAGGTCATGGTAACTGCACTGTGTGTGGTAATCCTACTAAATGGAATGAAAAACGTCAAAAGTATGAACGTCTATGTGGAAATCCTAAATGCTATGAGACTGTTAAAAAGACTTATCGGAAACGTATGATGAAAGTCTATAATAAGATACATTTATTAGACGATCCTAAACAACAAGAAAAGATGCTTGCTAATAGACGTATTAGTGGTAAATATAAATGGTCTGATGGGAAAGAATTTACTTATACTGGCAAGTATGAGCTAAATCTTATGAAGTTCTTAGATGATGTACTCGAATTCGATTCATCTGAAGTTATAGCTCCAGGACCAATCTTAGAATACACCTTTGGTGGTAAAACTAGACATTGGATCACAGACTTTTTACTACTTCCTTATAATCTAATCATAGAGGTTAAGGATGGTGGTAAAAATCCTAATACTAGAACTATGACTGAGTATAGGGCTAAACAAATAGCCAAAGAAAAGATGATTACTAATATGGGTGAATATAATTATCTTCGTTTGACAGATAACGACTTCTCTCAATTATTTACAATGCTTGCTGAATTGAAAATGCAAGTTGTTGAAGATAAAGTTACTCCAATTTCAAGAATAAATAAATAGGAGTTTTCAATGAATATATTTACAAAGGCTTTGTCTGAGTCTAAAAGCAAAGACTATAATAAAAATACTATAGAAGATTTTGAAACTGAGTTCAAAAAAGAATTCTATGGAAACATGGTATCTTCTAGAAAAGAAAAGATTGGATGGCAAAAGGAAATTATTACTAAATTTGGTAATAAACTCTCTTTCATTAGTTCAATTATGATGGATAATCTGAATGTAAAAGAAGCTATTCATAATCTATTTAATTCTAAAAAGGTTTTAGCCTATTTTAGAGAGTATGCTGCTAGTAAGCTTACTAGTAAAAAGACTAAAATTAAATATATTGAAAAGCAATTAGAAGATTATCCAGAATTAGATTATGAGAGATATCAATTAGGAAATCTTAAATCAGATATTCCTAAATTGAAGATTGATATCAAAGATCTATTAAGTTTGTACTTAGATGAACAATATTGGACTGGTACGAAGAGTTTAAAAACTGTCAATTTTTATAAATATAAAGATTATGAAAGTAAAGAATCTCTTCGTACTTTGTATGAAAAAAGATCTAAGTATTTCCATAGAACTGATAATCTAAATCCGTCTGAGATTATAAAAATCTCTAATCAATATGATATTGAAATTGCTAAAGAATTGAAAATTATCCATACAGATTATGAGAACTATATATCTCAAATCGAATCTATTAAAGATAAAATAGATATACTTTTCAAGAAGATGGTTAATGATAGATCCCTATCTAGAGATCAACAAAGTAGAATTCGGAATGTATTTAAATTATACTTAGATGATTTTTTGCATATCCATAAGATTCTCAGAAACTACAATCTTGTTTCTATGCAATTTTATATAGATTACTATAAAGAAACATCTCAAGTTATCCATACTATCTTTATGGAAACTGGTGCATTTAGAGCTAAGTTAGATAAGAAGGATGAATAATGGCTTTATATATTATAGAGTCATCTAATAATATTGAGGATATAGTAAGTTCCTTAAATTTAACATTAGATGAACAAACAGCATTAGAAGAAGCTGTCATTCTAGAAGCAGAAGAAGAGAAAAATCCTTTTGAAGGCAAAAGTCCTAAAGAAATAGAAGATGCTGCTAGAAAAGCATTCTATGAAAAGATAGGAAAGAACCCTGGAGATAGAAAGACATTGCAAGATATAATCATTGGTCGGGATAATCTTATGAGAGACACCTTAAAAAGGGAATATGAAAATGCTCCTAGAACATGGCTTGCTTCTAAAATAGCAGCTTTCAGAAGTTTATATACTAAACTAGAAGCAGAGCTTGATCAAGAACGAAGTATGAATCGTACAAATATGCTAAGAAAATTTATGCGTATTTGTATTAAAGTAATCGATTGGTTAGCTCTAAGACTTCAAAAAGTTGCAAATCATATTGGTACTAAAAATGATGAATATGGTGCTAGACATCTTACAAGATATCGTAATAGAGAATTTAATGGTAGAATTAGAGCCTTGCAAAAGAAAGTTGGAATTGCTGTAAATGATCGTGGTGTTACTTACAGAGATGACAATGACGGAAGCTTTGATTATGATTAGCAGCGAACTAGCTGGCTATTAAATGCTCTGCACATTATAATAATCTTTAATATTACTATTTTATGATATATCATGAAAAGGAATGGTGACCTTAATGCGTGAAGGTAAATTTGTAAAAATCATCGCTCCAGGCGGTGCTGTATTAAATTTCGTTGGTGTCACTGGCACTACAGAAAAAGCTCTTATGGAAACTGCAGTTATTGCTAAATTGTTAGATCGTGGCTGTGAAGTATTTGAAATTAAAGAAGAAGCACAAGAAGGAAAAGAACCAAAAGTAACTTACACTCCTCTTTATAATGCTCATGATGAAGTTGGTAATGAAAAACTTACTGAAAAACAAAAAGAAGACTTCGAAAAACGCGGTTTCAAAGAATACTCTACTGATAATGGTGGTAAGAAAAATATTGATTCTAAAGAATTGGAAGCTATTTTGATTGAAGATCTTGAAATCATTGCTAAACAATTATTAGAACAAGAAGAAGCAAATCGTGAAGCTGCTGTTGGTGAAAAGCTTAAAATTCATATTGCAGAATTAAATGCTAAAGAAACAGTTGAAATTACTCCAAAAACTGAAGAAGAAGTTATTACTGAAAAAGCATCTGCTCGTTTCAAAAAACATTTCGAAGACTTAGTTGCTGAAGAAAAAGCTAAAACAGAAGCAGCTGCTAAATCTGAAGAAGAAAAAGCTAAAGAAACTGCATTCGATAAAGGCGCTGTTTATCGTCAACTTCCTCGTTTTGGTAATAAACCATCTTCTTCTACTTTCCGTTATGCTGCTGATGGTTCTTTAGAACCTGATACTCATACAGAAGAAGTGCATGGTGAAGATTCCCATACAGTAGCTCCTCCAACACCTGCAATTCCTGGTGAACATACTGCTACTTCTGAAACTTCTGGTACTCCAGCTGCAGCTGGCGCAGGTACAACTCCAGTTAATAGAGGTGGTAGAACTCCTGAATCTGGAAACTCTGGTAGCCAAGGTCAAGGTGGTAGAGCTTCTTCCAGTAGTTCCTCTACTGAAGCAGCAGCTTCTACAACTAGTAGACCAACTGCATCTGAAAGAAATGCAGATCATTTATAATATAAATTAGGTGAACAGTTATGGGATTATTCATAATGAGTTCTAATTTAGTTGAACAATGCTTTATGGACTTTAATAATATTCTCTGTGAAAATGTTGAAGGTCCTGTTGCAGGTAGTATTGATGAAGATTTAGATGGTCTTGCTAAAGGATTTAATACTGCTGTAAATAATATCAAAAAAGGAGGCCAGCCTACTGGGGAGGCCTCTCTTATTAATAATATTTCTAAAGTAAAAAATCTTAATTGGCTGCAACGTAAACAAGTTGAATTAGAAGCTAAATTAGAAAAATATGACCAAAAAGTGAAGTCTGATAAGACTGGTACTTTTAGTAAAATTTGGACTAGATTAAAAGCTTTTATAGTTAAAGTAATTCATGCTATTGTAAAAGCTATTAATAAAGTTCATGGTTGGATTAAAAATAAAAAGAAATAAAATTTTAATTGTTAATATTTAGGAGTAAGAATAATGGCATTATTACCTACTATTGAAGAGAGAGAGATCCTAGTTCAGATCGCAGAAGATTTCTCCATTGAGTTTGAAAATGATGAAGTTTTATCCGAAGCAATGGACAATGCCGATGAAGCTATGGGCAAACAAGTTATTATCAAAATGATTGATGCTGGTATCAAAGCTAATGGTGACGCATCTAAATTAGTTACTATTAATAAAACAATTCAACACGTTGATGATCTTAACTGGTTAGAACGTTTGCAATTGAAAATGGAAAAGAAACTTCGCGAATATGACCAAAAATTAAAGAATAAAGAAACTGGAGTTATTAGTAAAGTATTTACTAGAATTAAACAATTTTTAGTAAAAGTAGGTCATATTATTGCTAAAGCTATTAATAAAACTGTATACACAGCTAAAATAGGTTATAAAGCTGGTAAAGATATGGCAACAGGTGGTATTGGTTCTGATTTTGAAATAATGGATAAAAAGGACCAAATGACAGGAAAGGCTAGAGATAGAGTACTAAGACGTATTTCTGTATTAAAGAATTCAGATAAAAAAGATTTCCTCCAAAGAAAGGCTGCTTCCAAAGGAACTTATAAGTGGATGAAATAATTTATTATTTTTTTGAGAAGAACCGTTATGGTTCTTCTCATCTTCTTGTGTTTAACTATAATGACACTCTGGTAATATAAAATGGAGGTTATTATATGCAACAATGGAACTTCAAGGTATCAGGTAAGATTTTAATACCTGGAGAAAAGTCAGATGGTCTTATAATCAAACCTGAGAACTTTAAAAATATAATCAGAATTAGTGATTATGAAAATAAAAATATGCCTACAATGCTAGCACATGTGAATTTAGATAAGAATCTTTTTGATAAGATTATTGCTAATGCTAAGATTGCTACAATGTATTTAAAAATAGATAAATATGATTCTAATCAAGAATTAGAATCTCCTACAGTAGAATCTTATATAGAAGATGAATTCTCTGTATTTGTATCTAATGATATAAACTATTATAAAGAATTAGATTACAAAGAGAAAGATAGTGATGGGAAAGAAAAACAAGATGTGTATAGAGAAGCATATCTTGGTCTTATGAGTAAGAAGTGTATAGATGCCAATAAAACTGTAGCAAATACTACAATGATTGATACGCATATGATGGATATCTTAAGCTCTTATATGAGTAACTTGCACTTATTGGTAGAACCATTCCAATATAACAGACTACAAAAGCAGTTAATCATACCACCAACAGATACTCTTGTATCTCTAGTAGCTTACTTAAACTCTGTAGAAGTATTCTATCCAACTAAATATCAATTCTTTATAGATGAACCGTTTTGTACTTACCTAATATCGAAATCTGGTAAGGGTATTCCTATGAAGAATGAAAGATTTAATGATGTAATCTTGAATATCAGAGAAACTACAGATCCTAATACTGCTAACCAAGGTATGTATGTTGATACTGAAAGAAACCATTACTATATTGATCTATCTGTAACAGAAACTGCTTATAAGATAAATCATGATGTGGCTAAGATCATAAATAAATTTGATGCTATTATAAACCCATCTAAAGATAATAGTATTCTTAGTTATGATAATATTGCTAAGACTAAAGCATATATTGATCGTATTGTAGAGAAGTTTAAACAGATGATCAAAAAGATGGTTAAGAAAATGGGTAACGTCCCAGAGAAGCTTAACCATTGGAATAGTGTATTCAAGAACAACGTCTTAAATAAAGCTAAAGAACTTCATGAGTACCAAAACAAACTAACAGAAACTGTTATGCAACAAGCAACAGGATTTCCAACATCTGTTCCTGCAAAACCTGGTAAGGTGACAATCAATGTACCAGTAGTACAAAGCGCTTTTAAATCTATTACTAGTAAATTCCTTGGCAATGGTATACTAGGATTCAATAAACAATATGAGCGTATTACTAAGATGAGCGAAAGTTTTGATAAGAATATCAAGAAGATCTCTCCAGTATTCTATGATTCGGAATATCTTGATAACTACTTAAACTCTGTTACAGAAATCAATGTTCAAGATGTTATAGAAGCTACAAAGAATTCTGTATCTAAAATTAATTCATCTTCTTACTCTGCATCATCTCATTCACAGTCTAGAATATTCTCACAAACAGATGCTCTAGATAGTAGTATGGATAAGATAGGATCTATTGCAGATAAGGCTATTGGATTTGTAAATAAAATAAAACCTATTTACGATAGATACAGTTCTGTATTTACAGATTCTAGCACACATGTTCAATTTGAAGATTTGTTTACAAATGCATCTAAACTAATGGAGAATGTTCATGAGATGCAAGGTTATGTAAATACAGTAAAAGGAGTAATAGGTAGCCTTAAAAATATCACTTCCTTTATAACTGGATTTGCTAAAAACCTATTCTCATTCTTCCCTAGTTTTAATGATATCTTATCTTGTGATATTAAAAGTAAATTTGTTTCTTTAGTAACG